GGTATCTCCTAGATAAGCCATTTGACCAAGGTTTGCAGCAGACTCAGCAGTAAGGCTTAGACCGTATTGCTTATACTTTGTCTTAACCATTGTGATGTTAGAAGCAATAGCCATCTGGACATCTGGTTGTGCAAGGTATTGTGGGCTGTGCTTTACCTTCTTATCAAAATCTCCAAGACTTGTTGATGATTTGAATATTGTCTGGAAGCTTTGATCTGAAATCTGGAACTGAGAATTAGATAACTTCAAAGCCTTCTTGTAAGTATCAATAAAATCTGAAGCAGCAGTTTGGAAATCTTGACCTGCTCGCATAAGCCTTGCTACATCTGGCTTAGTGGTATCTAACTGATAATCAGAGATAGCCTTTAAGCGAAGATCATATGAGACTTCTTCGATTGTCTTTACCTTGCCAAGGATTTGGTCACGGTATGAATCGGTAGTCGCTTGATCTAGTTTAAGACCATTGCCAATAGCTGCCGCACCAATGAGTGAATATGTGCGTTGGTTTACATCTTTATACCAAGCAGTATCACGAAGGTATGGTGCAACTACTGTATCAAAATCTGCATTCTGTTGAGCAAAAGTTATTAACTTATCGTAGATAAGAGTTTTATATTTGCCATTTTCTGCTGTCTTAAAGTAATCAAGTAGGAACTTGCTTCCATATGTTCCAAGTGATTTCTGTTGATCTGCTGTAAGAGTTCCGGCTTTGGCTGCTGCGGCATCGGCTTTTACTTTAGCGGCTGCATCTGACTTTACTTTAGCTGCTGCAATCTGTTCTGGAGTTTGTGCTACTTTTCCAGTATCTCCAACTTTGGCACCAGCATCAGCAGACCCAACAACTTTTTCTGCAATAATCTTCTTACCTGTTGCATCCCAAGATCCAGTAGGAGATGTCCATCGAGTATTAGTTGCATCGTATGTAGCATCAGTTGGAACGCCCTTAGGGCGAGGTGTGGTGGCTGGGTTAGCACCGGCTTGATATTGATAATCAAATACATTGCCACTTGGAGTTCCGCCAGTAGTTGCAGTAGTTCCCTGCTTTGCCTTTAACTTTCCAGAGTTATCTACTTCATACTTTCCGGCAGATAGGTCTTTTACTTCTTGGTATGCAGTTGTTTGTGCAGTAAGAGTTGAGTTGTAACGCTTTGAGTAATACTGAATATCACGCTCTTGAGCCGGAGTGGTTCTTCCACCAGCATCAGTAATATCTCTTACTATCTGTTTGATTCTTACTAGATCATCATCTAATGATGTCTGTAATCCTTCAGCATATTTAGTCCTGCTTTGAGCAGTAAGTTTAATTCTTTGTTCAGCAGCATTACTTGACTTTAGTTTATCTGCTGCTGCTTTTGCGGCAGCTTGTGAAGCCTTAGCGGCAGCAGCATTAGCTGCGGCATCTTTAAGTAATTGACTTACATCGATTGGTTTGTTTTCAGCCATTATTGTCCAGCCGCCAATCTAGCAATGCCATTTGCATAAGAGTTGAATTTAATGTTAGTTGCTTCTGTATTAAGTGCCTCATCAGATCGAATAGCCTGTTCCACTACTTCTCCTCTTCCACCGATTGTTCCACCACCGGATGAAGATACATTATATGAATTAGTACCAGTCTGTGTCTGAGTTGTTATTGAAGGGTTTGACTTTTCATACTTTGTAATAGCAGCAGTTAGATAGTTCATATCTGACTCGGATGGATCCCTGCCAAGTAAAGCTCTGACTCCGGCTCGTGCAGCATTTCGTGCAGTTGCTGGATCAGATAGGTTTACAGAACGAGTTGTAGTTGTAGTTCCTGCTCCACCACCACCTGATGCAATACCTTTGATAACTTCTTGCCAAGTAGCACCAGCAGCGTTGGCATCTTTAAGTAAAGAAATCATTGCTTGGTTATCTGCATCAATCCAGTTTGCTGTTTGATAGTTAGACTTTGATAAGTAATTGCCTTGTACCAACAATGCTTTGATAGCATTTTGATCTGGAAGTGTTGCAAATTGAGGTTCTGTAGAACGGATAGTTCCAATAGTCTTTAGCGTTGGATCATAAAGTGCTGTTTGAAATGCACCAGTAATCGTAGTTTTCTTACCATTGGCATCAGTAAATGTTTGTCCGGGTCTCCATACATTTGTTCCTTTTGCTGTAAAAGAAGAACCAGTTGATCCTGCGGTTGGCAAAGAGGCAACGATGGCATCTTGACGAGCCTTAAGTTCGGCTGCTAGTCGAGCTTTCTTTTGTGCTTCTGTCTCTGTTGCCATTATTGGTTTCCTGTTTCTGTTGCAAATATACGCCAGTACATAACACTAAACTCTGGATAAGCAGCAATCACTTGATATGCTGCATTATCTAGCCATTCTGCTATAGGTTTAACTGAAACACCTGTAAGGGTTTTGTATCCAGATTGTGCTGCTGCATCTGTTGCTGCCTTGCGATACTGCAAGAATTCTGCAAGACCTTTACCTGATTCAGTAGCTGCAAACTTATCGTTACTTAGAGCTGCTGTTACTTCCTTAAGCAATGTCTCACGAGGAACACCTGCTGATCGATAATCAGGTTGACCACCAAAATCACCATCTAATGTTTCCTTGCGACTTTGATACATAGCATGGGCATCTTTAGGATCTGTACCCTGCATGATTGCAGTTGCTTCATCTGACTGAAGCTTTGCTTTACGGGCTGAGTAAACATAACGGGCTGCTTCAGCCATCATGTCAGCAGGAGATAACTTGAAACGCTGTCCTGTCTGCTCTTGCCATTTAGCAAATTCTTGCGAGAATTGACCACCGGGGAAGAACAAGGAGAATGCATTCTTGTATTGAAGTGCATCATCTCTATTGTTGAGATAGAAATTCCATGCTTCGCTAGTTGGTTGAACACCACCACGAGATCCAGATACCAAAGCAAAGAGGGCTGAATCGCCATACTTCTCTGCCCACTTAGCAATGGATACTGCATAGTTATCTGGGTTGTTTGCACGAATCTGTAAGAAGTCATTCATCATCAATGCCTGAACATGGAAGTCACCAGTCTTATCTTTGGCAAGGATATTTGGTGCAATAGCACCGGGTGATAAGTTTGCAAAGATTCCACGCCATAGGGCAAGAACTCGATTGAGTTTTCCTGAGTCTTCAAGAAGCCTCTGTTGGTTAGGGCCATCAAGTGGGAACTCACCATACTTACCAGTAGTAGCAAGGTAAGTCATAATTGGTCGAAGCGTTGAAAGGTTCTTTGCCTCGTATGAGTTAACGCCTAAACCATAAAGAAGTCTTTGGGCCCAAGCTGGAGTAAATGATTCTACTATTCCAGTCTTTGAGTCTGGGGCCCCAAATGGATAGATGATGTTACGGAGTTGATCCGCAATCCAACCATTTTGATTTTGAACAACTTTACCAACGGTAAGTTGAATACCCGGCCCAACACCCGGTAACAATTCGTTACTGAATGCAAGGTTCAAAGATGGAATTGAAAGTGATGTAGGCATACCGGGAACTTTTTCACCAGCAACGGTTCCAAGCATTCCACCAAGAATGTCACCAACAAATGGCAAGATCATACGAGGATCTCCATATGTTGGATCCTTATAGATAAACCCTTGACCCGGATCATTCCAGTTGTCATTAGTCCACTCGTAGATAACGCCAGTCTCTGGATGAGTTAAAAACTCAAAAGCATTAATTGCCTTATAGGTACGGGCTTTGCCTTGAAGCTTAAAGGTATTAGTTACATCCTTAGCAATTAGCTTGCCCCATACATCCATAGTGTTAGCAAATGCTCCAATGAATGGTGCAACCATACGCAATGCAACGGCATACTGCCTCTGTCGCATAGCATCGTAATAAAGTTTTTGAATCTTATCTGCTGCTAGATTACTTGCAACACCATGCATATCATCAACAGATAGACCGCGATCATCTAATGTCTTAATTGCTTCACGCATCTTAGATAACGCTGGGTTAGTAAAGTTTGCAGGAACTCCAAAGATCTTAGTTCCGGAAAGTTCTTTCTCTGCAATAGGAAGAATCTTTTCAGCCTCTGCCTTGGACATAAGATTGATGTGTTCACCAACTGAGTTCCAATATTGTTGGCGATACTCTGGGCCAAGTGCCATACGCTTTTCAACAGTTGCTGAAAAACGGAAGAACTTTGCTGCTGCTTTATCCCATGTGCCTTTTAATGCACCTGCTGTTTCGTATGATTCGGCAGGAAGCTTGAGCTGACCAATAGCATTATCCACATTGACAGCATCTGCATTACGATAATCTTTTAAGATACGAGATAGCCATACATCTTTAGCGGTATTGCCTTTAGGGTCAAAACCATTCTTACCCTTAAGTTTTTGTCCTTTGATGTCAACCATATGTTTTCCGGAAATGAAGTCACGGATCTCTTGGCGACCACCAGCAAGGTTATCAACACCTTTAACTATGATGTCCATATATTGAGATACTGCATCTTTAGCGACATTGAGATCTTCTGCATTAAAAATTGCATTGTGTTGTTGTGAGATGCCACCAAGTTGCTTGCGTAGCAAGTTACCTTGTTCTGTCTCAAACATAAAATCTGTAATGATTTGTTTTTCATTGTTAGCCAATGTCAAACCTTGTGCTTCTTTTTTAGCAAGGAATGCTTTAGCTTCTGGGAACCAAGGCTTTAGTTTACCTGCGGCATCTCTGGATCCACCGTTAATTCCACCAGCCACTAAACGGGCTATAGTAGATTCACGATACTGCAAGATAGCACCAGCCCATGCACGGTTGAATTGCTTTTCGTCTTTGCCAATGAATCGCATTCCAGTAGGAAGCATTCTTTGACCTTGACCAACACCCATGCCATAGCTGCGAGACATCATAACTGCATACTTATCTGCATCAGATAAAGCTGCACCCTTGAAGCCATCAACATCTACTTGCTTGACTAGATCATCAAAACGATTACCAAAAACTGTGTTATCAAATCTACTCATACGAGTTAGATACTTAGCCATTGCATTACCCTCTGGGTTGCCCATTGACATAGCAATGAATCTCAAAGGATGATTGAATAAAGTTGTTGATCCGGCAAAGAATGAACGAACCTGCATATCCATAATGTTTCGCTCAATATAAGATAGGCGACCTACAAGAACAGACTGCTTGAAGAATGTATCAAATAGTTCTGTGCTTACGGTTCTAAACTGTTGGGCCCCTTCAGATCTTGACAAAATGTTTCTTGTCTTACCTGTGAGCTGTCGCATGGCATTGGTATCAGGCCACTTGATATAGTTTGCAAGTTGTGAGTCAAGTAGTGGATCCAACTCTGAGACCGTGATTTTTTTTCCTGCGCTAATAACCTCTTGAACATCGGTTCCGTTACCAGCGACTTGAGCAAGAAATCTACGGTTTGCATCCTGTTCTTTCTTAAATACTCTTGCTGCACTCTCAAGCATCTTGCCTTGCTCTTCTGAAAGTTTAGGCATTTGTTCTTTGACTACAGATGTAATGGTGTCAATAAAGACATTGAATCGTTCAGTAGATGTCTCTGACTTCATCATAGCTTTGACTGCACTTGTACGAAGAGCCTCTGAAGCACCGATGAATGGGAGAACATCGTGCATCTGATGGACTAACTTATCTACATCATCAAGATGGATAAGATCCTTAGTAGGTGCCATGCGTGTGAAGATTGAATCATTTACTTTAGTAAGACCCTTTTCAACAAAAGAGTTAAGAAGAAATTTTTCTTTTGCTGCACGAGCAAGTTGAAGACTATTAGGATTGTAAAGTCCTGACTCAATCTTCAATGCACGAGACTGTGCAGATAAACCTAAACGAGTTCCGGTTCCGAGGTCTAAACCAATCTGACCTGCAAGGATCTGTAGAACTTCTTTCTCTGTTCCGGCAGCAGCTAGTTCCTTGGCAACAGCAACAGTTACCTTGCCATTCATTGCTTTCCATAGATCATAGTATTGATCTGGTGCATAGTGAGTAGCAATCATCTTAGATACATTGCGACCTAATGGGCCAAAGAATGCATCTGATGCTTTCTGATAATCAAGTATCTGCTTGCCAGCAATAGTGGTTAGACCAAAGTGTGATTCAGTTGCTAACTGACGGCGACCCATTGCTTCTTCTAATGCAGACTTTGCTTCTGCTTGAGTAGCTGCATGATCTTTAACAAACTTAAGATTAGATTGATAAATAGAATCATACTTATCAAATTCTTTTTGTGCTGCTGAAACAATCTTACCCTTTTCAGCAATCTGCTTATCTAGTTCAGCAATTTGTTCCATGACAGTTAAACGACCAGCAGCAGCACCTTCAGCCATGCCACCAACCTGTTGGGTAATTGCACCCTCAGTAGTTCCGGCTTGCTTTCCAAAGTCAAGAATATCTGGAGAGTTAATTGCATCTGCTTTGAAGCGACCAAAGTCGCTAAGCTTTGCTGCAAATGGATCTACAGTCTGTGGGAAGTAAGCGTATCCGCCACCACCAACACCACGAGTAGCACCTACCTGATCGAAACCTTGGATGCCAGACTTCTGATAAGCCTGATAAAGATTATCAACGATACCAAGTTTGACTGCCGCATCGACTACTTCTCCATGCAATGCACCGGGTGTATCAATTACATCTAAAACCTTTTGAACCTTCTCATCAGCAACGCCAGCCTTAGATGCAATATCGATAAGGTTAGATCCAAGTTCATTACCAAGGCGTGTAGCCTGTGGGGAATCTCCAGCTTTAACAAGTGCTGACCAAGTTGCCAATCGTGGCTTTTGTTTTGCAGCAACACGAACAACTAACTCATCAGTTCCCTGAAGACCTTGAACTGCTGGGCGATCACCCTTCTTAAGGGCAGCCTCTTCAGTTGTATGAATAAGTCCGGGAGCAAACTTCTCTTGTTGTGCAAGTGCTTCGGAAGTCTTTACGACTTCATCAAAACCCTTAGCATCTAAGATACCTTGAACTTCTGCTGCTCTACCAGCAGAGTTAAGCTCAAGACGGTGAGCCATAAGGTCTTCACCTTTACGCTTCTTACCGACTAATTCAGCAGATGTATTTCCCTCTTTCTTGAGGGCTGCAAAGAGTGTGTCTCTACGCTGGCTGAGTTCACCATACTGTGCATCAATTAAATCAGCTTGAGTCTTAGCAGTATGTGTTAATTCATATAGGCGATCCATCTCAGGCATGAGTTCTTCAACATCTGCTGCGTGTTTAGCTATGTCGCCTTCAAGCATTGCAATATCACCAGATGCAACTTTGGCATCAGCCATAGTTGCTTTGAGTTCACCAGCAATATCTTGACCTTCACGCAAGACATTCTTTACTGGTTGTGCCTTGGCTAATGCTGCGGCTGCTGCCGCTTTAGGGCCAAAGCGTAATGTAGCTCCAGTTTTACTGAGCTTTATTAAGCCAACTCCGGGAACATAAGTCAATGGATCTAATGCAAGGTTCATTACAAAACCTGCTGTTGCTTGGAATGTACGAGCAGCCTTAGATTCAGGATCTTCAAATAATGCTTGAGTCATGCCAGAGGCATAAGTCCAAGGGCCGCCATACTTCATCTTTGGCCCACCGGAAATCTGTGCTTTCAGTAATGCTTTACCTACAGCAGAGTTAGCATCTGTTCCAAGAAAGCCTGATCCAACATCTACTTTGCCTGTTGTGAGCAATGATTTAATTGCTTGTCCTGATTGGGTTTCATCCCAAGTATTAAAAAGATTAGGGGCCCTACCTGCTGCTATCTGACGGATAGATCCTTCGAGCAACTCGAATGGAGTAGTAAGTGCCATAAATGCTGTACGAGTAAGCGGAGCAAGGAAGTCAACAGGGGAACCTTTTGACACCTTATTAGCTTCTTTAAGTTTAGCTGCTGCTTGCTTAGCGGCTTCACGCTGAATATCTACAGATGATTGTGTATCAAGGGTTGCTGCTGCTGAAGAAGTTTGTTGATTAGGGCTGGCTCCAGCTTTACTTAATGCAAGTACAGTTCCTGCGCCAGCATTAGGGTATGTCTTAGCCATGGTTGCAACCTGAGATGCAAATGCTGGTGTAAGCCATTTGTTGTTCTCAGTCTTACGCCATTGTTCATAAGCAGCAGTTCCTTCTTGAGGAATGCTTGCAATGTCAGAACCTAAGGATGTACCACTAATAGTGCCGCCAATTTTTCCTGCCATTTAGCGACCTTCAGATGTAAGTCTTTGAACTAATCTGGTTAGGTCTGGGTCTGGAAACATTCCGGCTAATGCACGAAGAGTTGCAGCAGTATCATCTGGTGCAGAAGGTGCAGTAGGTAAAACCTCAGGGCCAGCACCGGGGCCAAATGATGCACCGTGTGTGATCTCAGCATTCTGATCTGGATTAGGAGTGTTCAAATTATTTACTGGCATAGGCCTTGTTGCACCCATTGGGCCAGTACCTGCTGCTGGAGTTTCACTTGCTGCTAATGGTGCTGATGTTCCCATATTGTATGTGGCTTGTCCTTCACCATATGGCATACCCGGAACATATTGTGCAGCTTGACGACCATTGTAACCTTGTAGATCTTGTCGCTTAGAATATTGTGCAGGGCCAGAGACCGTTACATCAGCCATCTTTAGCCTCCATTTTCTCAATGTCTTTAGAATACTTCTCCCACATATATCGCTTCTTGGCTTCGTTAACCGAATGCGAGTGAATAACCTTAGTTATCAAGGAGAAAAAATCTGCGAATGAATAACTTATTTTATATAAAAGTTCTGCTACTGCGTAAATAAAATCTATTTTCTTAGCAGGGCGAGCCATAACGAACATATCATCTAGATCATCTAGATCATTGAAGTTATCTTCGTTCATAGCTCACCCCACTTAAGAATTGTTACTTAGCTTTCTTTCCTGCTGCTGATGCTGGCTTTCCGTTTGTTCCGAAAATACGCATTGCATTCTTACCTTTAGCTGAAGTCTTGCCAGTTGTTGGAGCAAGTACTAACGCCTTGGCTACAGCACCTTTTTTAGTTCCGAACATATTGCACCTCCCGATGCTTTTTTACGCTGCCCCACCGAGGGCTGCTAGTAGTTTTGCCATTTCTGGCCTTGCTCCACCGGGTGCTTGACCCGGAGGAATAGAGGAACCGGCAGCCGGGGCCGCTCCCGGAATCCCCATGGGGGATTGCGAAGCACCGGGGGCCATCGCAGTCGCTGCCGGTTCTGCTACTGGAGCAAACGCTTTAGCAACGATTGTCTCCAATGCTTGACCTTTTTGCCGACCTTCGATGATGTCGGCAAGTCTTTTAACAGCTTCTGTTGGATTCCCACCTTGAGTAGCAAGCATTGGTATTGCATTTGCATACTGTGCAACGGCTGCACGGAGTGAGTCACGAAGTTCTTCGATGTCGATTCGTTGTTCTTCTTGAGTAACATTGATTGAGAATGGAAGGTTACGGCGTAGGAAATCACGAGATATGAGCTTGTCTCCACGAAGCTGCAATCCAAAGATTGCTGCACGGTTAGGATCAAGTCCAGCCATAAGTCCATATTGAACATCTACGGTGTAATCACCATTAATGTCACGAGCAGGAACATACTTAAGTTCATAAGGTGTTCCATCATCTGTACCACGGATTGTCTTCTGAGTAGATCCAAAGACCTTCTCATCTACAAGGAATGCGATACCGATAAGATTGATAAAGAAGCGAGCAAAGACAGCCTGTGCTGCTTTGATCTGTGAATCAAATCCACCCATAAGGGCTTGGACTCCACGACCTGTAACAATAGATGCATCGATAGTTCCGGTACGACCTTCTGGATAACGAGATCCAGTACGGAGTTCACGGTCTAGGTTCTGTGTCTCAGCAAAGACTCCGCTTGGGAGTTCGATTGGAACTCTACGGATCTTCTCTGGAGTATTAGAACGAAGCAAAGCATCAGGGCCAAGGGTAAATTCTTGGACATCTGGTGGGATAGCGATAGGTGCATTGACAGATTTCTTTGCAGCTTCTAGTTGCAATAAAGCAAAACGAGCCTTAGCCATCTGAACAGGTAGCACATCATCAAACTGACCACGGGTTTGACCATCAACTGTTGGTCGTTCTGCAACATCTACAAGGACTTTACCTAGAAGATTAGGGGTAGAAGATAGAACTAAGTTATCAACCTCTGGAAGAAAGATAGTATCTTGTTCTTTATCGTGGTAGCGAACCATAGATACGCTTGCTTTGTAGCCATACTTAGTCTTAATCTGACCTGCATACTCCGGATACTGTGCAGCTAAAGATTCAGAATCAGACATAATGATTTGTGCAAGGGAAACCACAGACCCAAAGCGGTCTGTTTCATAGTACAAACCAAAGGGATTAAGCATACGAATCCGAGGATTACCACTATCAAGATCTAATTCAATCATTCCAGCAGCAAAGCCATAGGTGTAATACCAGTCAGCAGCTTGATACATCTGAAGTTGTAGGTCTGACTTGTTGACATAATGTGTTGCAATACGAGTGCGAGTCTCAGCCTTTTTGCGAGCAGCATCAGAACTCATATTGGAAGAAGAGCAGTTAATAGCAGGAAGTGGTGCAGTTACCTCGGCAAGGTCACGAGCTGCAATGTCCACCATGTTTGCAATGAGGGGCTTAGGGTATTCATCAGAGAACTGTCCGTAGAAGACATCTTGCATTCTGCCCTGACGGACAGCAAGAACATCTGACATACGGCGGTCGCGATCCATGTTGCGTGTTTTAAGGCGTTCAACCTTAGATGCGACTTCTTGAACTGAAAGCATAGTTCTCCTTATGCCAGACGGCGATCAGAGATCCACTCGTCAAGGTTGACGACTTGTCTCTTCTCAGCATCTGATCGTGTTAGAAATTCATTCTTAACATACTGACCACCGTATTCACCAAACTGGCAAATCTCTCTGGCTCTAATCTCGCAGAACCACATGGCCATAACTAAGTCTGTTTTATTCTTTGTCTCTGGAGACCAAGTTACTAGTTGGTCAATGAGAAGTCGGATACCTTCATGGCGATCCGATGGAAGATGTATGAGGTTATCCCTGTGGTGTTTACCGTTAGGTTCCACAGATCCGAACAAGGCAGACATTGCTGCTACGCCGAATCCGACATCCCATTTGTTTCTAGATGTAGTGTGTTCACGAAGAAGCACACCACGATTTGCAAGCCAAGCCCGTAGATTCTCATCCTGTGTCAGGTAACCCTGAAAGGCGTTCCGTTCAACCATCCATTCAGATGGTTTGTATTTTTCGGTTAATGTCGTGATGAGATCACGGATTGCTTGCGGAGACGGCTTAGTTATCGTAGCGGCATCCAAGATGTATCTTTTCTTCCGTCTACGATCTACAGCCATTACGACTGCTGCCGTATCACCAACTATTGCAGGATCAAGTCCAGCAATGATGGTGAGACCTTCTATTGTTTCGGGGTGTCCGGGGTTGCCAGCAACCATTGGCCCGATCATTCTCATGCGATCGATAGAACCTTTAACGCATACTGTGTTGAAGACTGAATCTTCATCCACATCAGCTTGCTGGTAAACCATCGACCAAGTTTTAGGATCTAATGCACCACGGCGCATTGAGAGATGGTGTCCATCCCAACGGGGATAGAGTCCACTATCATCGGCCTCATCCTCTCCACCCTGCCATGGGCGGTCTGATTTAGGCCATAAGGTTTTCCAGTCCTTTGGATCTTCAGCAAATTCAAGAACTGCTGGCATTGCAAGGTATGTCCAAGGAGACTTGCCGGTGGGGTAGCGTTCTCCGTTACGGAGTTCTCTATACAAGTCAATGGAATCTACGCGAGTGCCTAAGACTAAAAGTTTGCCCGTAGGCCCAAGACGGGTAAGGACTTCCTGTTGAATCCAACGGATGTGTTTTTCATACTCGTGGGCATTGCTCATGGTTACACAGTCGTCAAGGATAATCAGGTCAGCTCTTGCACCGTAAACCTGACCACCAATACCGATAGCCTGAATGGTTGGGTCTTTCTGGTCTGAGTCACGGAGTTCATCTCCGAGATAGACTTGTGTTGCTTGCCATGTAGCAGACTTAGACTTAAAGCCAGAGCCAGCCGCATAGGCTAACTGCAACTTCTGCCACGATGGGTGAGTCAGTCTTTGTTTGATGGCATAAATAAATTCTGTTGCCTTCTGCTGTGATTTGGATACGATCATGATTCGCACATTTGGATCCATACAGATTCGGTACACGGGGTAGTCGATTGAGGTTGTCATCGATTTAGCGTGTTCCGGGGGCACATTCACCAGCACATACTGGGTGCGGCCTTGTTCAAATTGCATAGAGGTATGCATCCACTCAGGCTCATTACCTTCAAGAAGGTTAATGATATTCATCTGGTGTGGGAAAGTCTCAGCTTCTAAATACTCCTTGCGAAAATCGCGAAAGGACATCGTGAGAGATTCATCGGACTGGATACGACCCTTTTTGGATCTAGCAGCACGGATCGTGTCAACTTGCTCTTTGAACTCTTTATCGGTGGAGCGGTAGTAATCCCATAGCTTTGCTGAGCGGCCTACTTGCCTCATGGCATCTTCAACCGTACAGCCTTCAGTAATCAGGCGAATAACTCTAGCCTTGATCTTAGCTGTCTCTTCTTGCTTACTCATAACTCTCCTCGCCAGCTTCGCTGGCGTGATCGCCAAAGATTTTTCATTGGGTTTAGCGGTTCTAGAAAAGAACAGACTACTGGGCATTTACTAGGGGTACTTAGTCTGCCTTCGCTCGCTAGGGCTCGCTACGGCCCCCTAAGGGCCGTTATAGTCGTCTAATTACTTTCCAGTAATTATCCTCCTATATACAATAAGCCGGGATAAGTAGTGTTTATCCCGCTTTTGGTACTGTGAGTTACATCACATAGAAACCAATGTATCTATATCCGTGTATAAGTGCTGGTCAGAGTGCATATCAGAGATCACAGCTCCTATCAAAAATATCTTTCTGGGTACATATACATGGCCCCCGACCGCATTATTAGCACTCGGGTCATTTCTTTGCAGGGTGTGTCGAGCAGGGGGTCTGCCTGACTTACCCCTACCCCATACGGGCAGACTTGGGCAGACTTGGCAGGGTCTAGGGGCTGAGGCTTGGAGACTAAGACTCTTTCAATGTTCGCCGTCTAAGTAATCGCCTAACACTTGGGGCATTACTTGGGGCAGGGCTTGGCACTAATCGAGGGGGCAAGGGCAGGGCAAGGGGCAGGGAATCGGCAGACCTTGAGGGCTTGGGGTCTTGGGTCTTGGCCTCGGGTCTTGTCCGGAATCTGACTATGTCCGGAATCTCTGGAATCTCTGAAAGCCTTGTAATCCGCTTACTTTCGAGGCCTCGAGATTAGGCCAACACGATCTCGGGAATGCTTGAGATTTACGAGCTGAGGCCTCATACTTGAGGTGTAAGGGAATCTCTCCCTTATTCATTACCTACAGAATGAGGCTCTACTATGAACGACATCAAGACCGATTTACCTACTCACCTCGAGGCTAAGAATGCACTCGATTCTCTTCTCGATTCATTCCAAGATTCGAGAATGCTTGAAGAGGTAGCAATCAAGACCGCCACTCTTGGAATCGCTGAGAGTGTGCAGATTCGCGACTATGCACTCGGGGCGATTGGAATCGCTTTAGATTCTGAAGATTCTCTCGACTTCATAAATGCGATTCAATTACTCGGGCAAGATTCGGCAGCACTCGAGGCGATTCGAGGGGCTTATCTTTACGAGTTAGGCAATAAGACCGAGGCCAATAAGGCACTCGATAAGGCTTTCGAGTTACAGAATGGACACTCACTCGCTCTTCTCTTGCGCCGAGTCTTTAGTGCTGGCTGGCCTTGCGAGTCTTTCCGTTCAATGCGTAACGAGTTACACCCTCGAGTCGAGGCAGGTCTGAAAGACCTCGAGGAGGTGTTGGTCAATGCGAGCAACTAATCCCGTAATTACTCTCCTCGATTCCGAGACTCGAGAGGTGCTTGTATTCGCACCTCTTAGCAAGACCCGACTCAATGCCCTAGTAAAGGCATACTCTCGGGCAGGTATCGAGGCCGTAATCGCTTAGGCCGTAAAGTGGGGGCAAGGCCTTAGGTCTTGCCCTTGCTTTATGTCTAAGAGATTCCCACCGGAATCCTCGAGGCATAACCAACCAACCTACAGAATGGATACAAGATGAAAGATGAGAAGAAAGCGCAAGAGTTTAGACCTTGCGACACAAGCGAGACCCTCGCTCAACTCGGGAGAAATAATCTCTTGGCGATTAGTGGGGGAAGAGTAATCAAGCGCGAGAGTGGCGTTACCTTGCCCGTATCTAATGGGTATTCCGTAACGATTGACCTCGCTTGGAATGATACTTATACAGTAAGAAGAATCTTTACTCGTAGCGGTAAAGAAACTATAAAAGAGCTGGTAAATGTTTACGCCGAGGACTTGCCCGAGGTTGCTTATTTTGCCTCTTGCTTTAGGTCTCACCCTGATTGGGGTAACAAGACTTGGCAAGATACTGTGAACGGGAAGGAATCCGCCTAATGAAACTAACTAAACGAGGCGAGATAGTTCTCACGATCTCTTTACTAATCAACGGGGCGATTCTTATCGGTCTGCTTATGTGGGGTCTCGACCACCTGAATTGGGTCGGAGACCACTACTGCTTCAAGTCCTCTCTCGAGTGTTATTTTGGGGGTGAGTGATTAGATGCCAATCTATACAATGGAGGTGGTAACTCAAGTCCTCACTATCACCGCCGATAATGCAGAACAAGCCGAGGAGAAATACGCGGCTCACTTTGATTACAGCGAACCTTGCCCTTGCGGTGAAGGCGGTTGCGATTGCGTTGAAGATAGCGAAGATTGCTACCACATCACTACAGAAGAAGGTGCAGAATGAGGATTCCAACGAAGGCGAAGTGTCCGGAATGTTCTCGGGTCTTCGACCTGCTAGATGATAACGATTGCCAAGAGTGGGCTTATGGCCACGATTGCGAGGCATAAGCGGTGCTAACTATTCACGCTGGAGATTGCTCGACCGATTGCCCGACTTGCGTGGCGAATTGTGATTGCCCTAAGTGCAAGAAAGGGGGTGAGGAATGAGCGTTCATAAAACTTGGGTCGTGATTTATTCAAGCGACCCTCTCGCAACACACGACTTGGCAACAAGACTCGAAGGGCTTGAGTGGTGGATTACCGATAGGGATAACAGCGAAGAAAGCAAGACAGCGACTCGAATGATTGACCTAACGCAACTAAAAGATTAGTAGCCGATAGGGCAGGGGGTTATCTCCCTGCCTCTTCGGGTGTTCATCTGAATACCAACCAACCTACAGAAAGAATGATAATGAAGATAAGTGATAGCAAGATAGAAGTTATCGAGGCTGATAATTTCTCTATTGAAACTAAATACAGAATGACCCTGAAACACGAAGATGAAACTGTCCATTGGATTGGATTCATTGGTGAGTATGGAATGGTAAGTGAATGGTGGAGTGCAGACGAGAAGAGAATTGAAGAACCCGATTGGATTGACGGGGAAGATTCTTTATTCGACATAGCAGAAGAGAAGTGCAAGGAGAATGAAAAGAGCTTCGATTGGCTCGTTACTAAAGTTCTCGAGATCTGTCCGAGTGCAACTTTCGAGAGAGATAATGAAGGCCAAGTTGTTATCTATACAGGACTCGAAGAAGATGAGACTGGCACACTAAAGAAGTTAGAGGTGGATAATGCCTAAGTATCGAGTAACCCTGAAAGAGATAGTCCTACACGAGTTGTTTATTGAGGCAGATAACGAGTCTGATGCACGAGAGATTGCTCGTGGAATGGACTCGCCTGAAGGCTCAACCGAGGTGCAAGGTGCTGGCTGGGTAGAAACCGGCGACATTCTAGAAGTGGGTTACTACTGCTTCGATTGTGGTTGGGAAGATTCCAACCATACTTTCTTTACTGAGGTCAATGGAAAGTTCTATTGCTCTATTCACTTTAGTAAATGCTGTAAATCTTTATCAACTTGGAAAGATTGCAGAGAACACTTGGAGTCTCCTTGTTATGAGACCACTTGCGATAAGTGCCACGAGGTTACTTGGGCTGAGTGCAAGGAACACGAACTCGGAGTTAGGGGGGTGAATGTATGAGTTATGCATACCGAGTTACTTTCGTAACTGACTATCTGACTATCACTACAACTGTGGAGTTAGAGGCTGATGATTCTTTCCAGAATCTAAGCAACGAGGCCTATGAGCAAGCGGCTATTTGCGGTATGAACAATGTCCAAGATTCGATTGGCAAGATAGATGAGTCAATTATCAACGACATAACTGTAACCCTGCTACTTGATGATGAGGAGGTAGAACTAAATGAAGGATAAGTGGCTAGTAACGATTGAGATAGATACCTATGACGGAGATCCGCGCTATTGGGATTGGGACATAATCTTTTCCGGCGAGGAAGACATAAAGATAATCAGCAGCAATCGCAAGGGTCGCGTATTTCCTACACAAGAGGGAGAGAGCGACCAAGACTCGATTTCGTGGGGTGAATTGGCGGAACTCACACACGCCACTCAGCTCGAACGATTCAACTGGTGTTCTTGCGAAGAGCAGGAAGACTTTCCATACAGCGACTGCCCTAGAAAGGTGGTCTAGTTGATAGGCTTTGGACTATTCATACTTACATTCTTTACCTTGCCTCTTGGAATTACCGAGGGGCAACCATTACTAATAACGATACCTCTCCTCGCTTGGGGAGTGGCTATCTTGTTTGGGGGATAAATGCACCGACTAACACTCGGTTTGGTTGCGTTGGGGCTGGCTCTTATGCTTGCCCCAACTGCACCCATAACCGCAAGAACAGAACCAACACAGAATCAAGTGCCTATTTTGATTAGAGTTCCAGACATTGAGATCACCGATCTCCCATTGGCTTGGCAAAAACTTGCCACCTGTGAGTCCGGTCAAAGACACAATGCCGTCAGCGGCAAACGCGATCAGTTCCAAGGATATTTTCAGATTGAATATCCCCGGACTTGGAAAGCCCACGGCGGCACAAGCGGCACACAACCCAAGAATGCAACGCTAAGAGAACAGTTCGCTGTAGCTCTGCATATATATGTAAACCGAGGCCATAGTCCTTGGCCTTACTGTGGAAAATTCCTCAAGGAATACTATGGTAAGTAATTGACAATGCCGTAAGCGGCATTAGAATGGTACAACTAAGACCCCTCCGGACTGTAGGCCGTGAGGGGTCTTAGTCTTTTTATCCCCTTGGATTCTCTATCGAGTAGAAACCGCCAGCTTTGAAAATCGTAGGCGTTGCTGTCCACTTGCGATTGAATTGTGAATGACAGTTATCGCAAATGTATGTCTCTTCAGGATCAGTTATCTTGCGTTCGATCTCTCGAACATCACCGCAACCCGGACATTCGTATTCGTATGTAGCCATTAGTTTATGTAACTCCCTCTGAACTTGCGTAGTGCATCTTCCGGCACACAATAAAGCTCTGGCCTCTTCCAGTCTGGCTTGTCTAAGAACTCTGGTTTCTTAGCATCACCACCCATGATCCAACCAATGAGTTCATAGTCCGGCATACCACCCTTGACCAATACAAACTTCACATCATCATCAGCTTCAGGTCTGATTAACAACCTGCCATTCTGGTGCTTGGTAAACTTTACATCTATATTCGGCTTTATATCTACACCATTCTCACCAAAGTTTGCACCCCAGTAAAGACCAAGATACTTAGCAACTGCAATCTCTGATCCACATCCATCAACATCTAAAAGTATTCGCTCCCAAGGATTCATATCCTTAAGGCCATGCATCTGTGCGTTCTTCATGGTAGATACATATCGTTCAATCGCTGTGTTCGCTGCGAGTACCACCTCGTAGCGTTCTAGCGTTACCTTTAACCCCAAGGCGTGGGCCCACCTAGATGGTCAATCATTTTGCGTAAAGCTTTCTGAATCTTTCTATCAACTGTAGAGTCTGAGTACCCCATCTCTGTTGCTATATCCGAGAGGATCATTGGAGATGCACCGTATCTACTGGTGAGTATGAGTTGCTGTTCATCATCCAATAATTCAAATGCAGATCGTATGTCTATGACCATGGCTAATACATTGCCACCCTCACTAGGCACCGGTGGTTTACGAGGAGTGCCATCATCAACTCGATCAATAAGAACTGCACCCTGCGATTCAAACTGCAACGCTACCGGTAGTAGTGATGCCAAGGTTATGGTGTCGTAGAAGAACTCATCACCTGTTGAATAGCCTAGCTTTGCTGACTTCTCTTTACGAGAATACTTTTCTATGTGCCTACGGAACCGAGCCATCAACCTGCGAGCAACCCACTTGGTCTCTTCTTTGCTGACTTCATACGATGCATCAAGTGACTCAACCAATTTAGGTCGCTGGATTATATACATCCTCAGCTCTTGCTCGAGGTCGCTGCGTTCTACATAGTCATGAAATCTACGATGGATAAATGCAGAGGTGATCTTTACCAGATCCTCGATATGCTCGTCAGCCCGTTCGGTCATTCTTCTTCTAGCTCTATGAGTGCATCCATAACAAACTTAGCAACGAATACCACCAATGTAATTACAACAAGTGGTGTCAAAAAAAATATGATCTTCTTCATGGCTGGTTATTCTCCGGCCATGTGCCACGAGTAACCATCATGGCAATGATGCAATAGTTTGCTAGATCTTTGAAGGAATCCTCAATGGATTCATGCTCTGGATCATGCCCAGATGCCAACAGATTCTTTAGCCGCTCTAACTTATCACCCATGCGTACCATTAGGCCGTTGATAGGGCCACCGAAGGCATTGTTGATGTTGCCGGGGCCGTAGTCACGCTGCTTACTAATGAGTAAGTTACCAAGCTCATCGATAATATCCCACGAGTCAGTAACAAACTTGTTCATCATCGGGTCTGCGGTAGTTGAACTACTATCTCGAGGGCCAAAGGCTGACTTGAGCTTTGTTTTAGGCTGAGGATTTTGAGACCTAAGTCCTCCAATAATTTCCTTAAAATCTCTGTCGTCATTTGATCTACTGATTCCATCCTCATACTCGCTCATCGATTCCAAGCCTCCTTCGTAATCCTTCTAAACCCTCATCTAATACTATAGAGTTTACATCACTTCCGAGTGGAAGTGCTATCAATTCAGCGTGTTCAACCTCCTGTAATACTTTCTCTGCCAATTCCATTCCGGGATTAGAACCATCTTTCTTATCGTCATTATCTGCAAGAACAACAACTCTTCGGTAGCCACTAAATAACCTATTGAAGTGTGGCTTCCAAGCTTTGACCCCTGCCACTCCAACTGCTGGTAACAACTGACTTGCAACGACTGCATCCAGTTCTCCCTCGCAAATAGCAACGATGTCACTAGGCTTCTGTAGATCTATAGCATTGAATAACCTTGCAGGTTGATGCATTGGTGCCATGTATCTTGGCCCCGGAGAATCATCTACCCTGCGAAACTTAAACCCTGCTACACCATTGACCACTCGGTATGGGATAGCAAGCCATCCAATAAATTGGGAATGGCTAGGATCACAGTCGACTGGTACGGTTCCGAGCAGATGCTCGCTTGCCAGTTCTTGACTGAAGCCCCGGCCTTTTAGATAAGAGACCGTCTCCTCGTTTATTTTCTTGTGATAGTTCAATGCCAGATCGTTTAGCAATGTCAACCGCTCTATCGAAAGCAACACGAAAGTCCACCCCTTCTTTCCACATTAGTAATGAGTATGCATCTCCACCTATGCCACAGGTATGGCAGAAGTAAAGCCCTGCCTTCTCTCCATCTGTACTCATTACGGCAGATCGATGAGAGTCCTCGTGAAAGCAACATCTAACTGGCTTTGAATAGCCGTCTCTTACTTCTCCTCCGTAGTGCTGGATTACGGCCTTGAGAAGATCGGGATCGGCAGCCATTAGTAATTCTTTCTGACTGGTTTCTTCTTTGTTGTTGCTCCTAAACTGGCAAGGTAGCTATTGAATTCAGCCACCTGTCGTTCCATCTTTTTCTGTTCAATCCTTGCATCTAGTGTGTAATACAGATGCTCTAAGAAATGATAGAGAGCAACACCTGCAATGACTACTAATACACTTACTACTGTTTCCATTTTACTACCTCCACGAATGTATCGAGTTCCATTATTACGAATGACTTACCTACTGATGATTGCCTACGCTTTGCAATAACTATTCCTACTGCTGGCGTTGACTTTCTTTTCTTTACCCAGTTCTTTGATTCTTCTACTGACTCTTGGATCCATGGCCCCGGCTTGAATGACTTCTCATTCTTTGCCTCGACAACTATGAAAGTCTGAATATCTTGGGCCCATAACCACAGATCCCCTTCATCGCTGGTTCCGGTCAGGCGTAATCTCTCAACTGGAGTGAACTCTTTATCCCTGAAGTATTCAACGAGGTCGCTTTCCCATGTTGCACCCTTGCGTTTGTTAGCTCGAGATTGCTTGGAGTCCAACGAAGTTCACCCCCGGTCTTACATCTGCCCTACCTTGCTGGTCTGAATCTGCTATCTGAACCCTTGCTGGATCAATCAACAGAGTCACATACTGCGTTGCATCTGCTGAGTGTTCACCAAATCTATTCTTTACAGCAGCAACTCTGAACTGTCCATACTCTGGATCCATTGCAATAGATAAGATCATAGAAGGAAGTTGAGATGCCTTACCAAGTATTGCTCTTCGTGGTGCTGGCAAGGTAGGACTTCCGGTTCCTGCCTCACTCATGTGAGTTAGTGCAAGGACACAAGCACCGGTCTTGCGAGCAACATGATGCAACTCTGACATGATTGCACGAATACCCGACCACTCTTCTCCAGTTACAGAGACACAGTTCATTAGGTTATCAATGACAATCAATGCAGGTGCCATGCCATAGACCTCGCCATAAGCGAGGATCTCTAGCTCTATTGAATCCATATCCGGCGATGGATCGAATACCCATTTGATATGGGAACCCTTCTCCTTTAGTAATGGATCGAAGTAATGCGAGTCTGTATCTAAGTAAGTCTCTACTTGTTGTTGAGATATACCAGTCAGACCTGCAACTGTTCTAAACATCTGAGTAATGGGGTCGGTATCCGCCGAGAAGTAAAGGGTTGGAACCCCTGTCCTCAAGGCGTATACCAACGCCATCAAACTCTTACCTGAGTTTGGCTGACCTGCGATAAGACACAACTGTGACTGACGGAATCGCATACCAGATCTCCGAAGAGATTCCCATACATCGGGTAAGGGTTTAGCAGAAGAGTTTGTGCTATGCACAGCTTGAAGCAAGTTCAACATTATGCAGCAACACTCCTCTTCCTAACAAGCTTTAATGATTTTCGTAACTCTCTTCGTTCTATTGCAGAAGATGCACCCCAATAGTTGTGGTCTTCATTATGTAATGCCCAGTTGAAACAAGATACTAATAACGGACAAGCATTACAGATCTTATTTAGTTCTGGGTAGTGAGTGAAATCTTTTTCGTCTGTGCAGAACAGTTCACTACCAACTGATGCACAGGCTTCTGTTCCGGTGAATGCCGGGTACTTTGGTGTACCCGGCTCCACTAGACTCGTTAGGAAGCGTTGGCTCTGAAGTCGCATTGCTGGCCTTGCGGTCTTTGACAAGCATAGAAGGCACGATATGCCTTGCCACTTGTCTTTGATGTGCCAGCAGGAACTAACTTTGCTTGCTCACCATGTTTACAGACCGGACTGCCAGATGCAGGTGGAGCTTGGTTGCCCCATTGTTGCGGTTGAATGATAGTTGCACCTAAAGCGTTCGCCACTTCAGGTATGGACATTGGCTGTGGGCCTCCGTCAAATGCAGAAGCCATATTATTCAATAGGTTTTCTGCTCCAGATTGTCCAAGTGCTTCAGCTAATTTCTGTGTGAAGCCAAGGTATGTTGCATCCGCTATGACAAAGATGGTTCCATCGTTTGTCTTAGTCGAGACTTGAAAGCCGAGTTCGGCCATGTTAGATCTCCTCTATGTGTTTGATGTTCAACCGTACTGATTCTTTTCCGGCTGCTTTTTTAGGAACAAAGCCCAACAGTTTCTCTACTTCTTTTTCATCAGTAGCTTGGCGACCAGCGACAGTTGTCCAACTGATCTCCACTCCGCTAAGAGTTCTACCAAAGATGCCTTCTAAAGAAGAGCGAATACCATCACGCCTTGTTTCTAGTTCATCTATTTCTTTGTTCAGTTGTAAGAACAGCAAGGCATTGCTGTCCACCTCAGTATCTACGATTGGGACTTCCGAGGTTTTCTTCAGTTCTTTTTTTAGTCCAGTACAACCCAACTCCCCGGAAGGATCGTAGAACTTACAATAGAACTGACAGTAGCTGACATCCTTTTCAGGTTCAGGTGCCGAAGGTGTTGCCTTAATAACTTCAAGCCATGCTAATGCTTCTTCTGCAATCGCTGGATCATAGTCTTCAGTATGCACCTTGACATCTCGTTCATCCCCATCCCGGGCTATGGCACAAAGATTGACCCGAGTCACTTTGTAACCGTTCTTCTCCAACAGATAGCCATAAGTATGAACTTGCCAACGCTGGTTCTTTGATGGGAAGTAACTTAGGTTCTTAACCTTTGTTGTCTTCCAGTCCACCACATCACCAGTTTCAGGAATGAATAGATCTATATGAGCTTTCATTCCATTGTATTCGACTTCAGTCTCCACTAGATACTTCTTATGTTCTGGATCCAAAGCCTCGATTGATTTCTCAATCTCAGCATGGATAGCCGTTCCCATAATTGCTGCTAGTTTCAACTCTCCATCGTTGGTTTCGGGTTGCTCGTTTAACCGATACCAAACCTTGCGACTGCACCCACCTAATTCCGATGGGCCAATCTGCACCTGTGTACTGCGAGACTTGCTCGCATCCTTTGCTCTTAATACTTCAAGCAGAAGATTCTTTATATCACTCACTAGTTTTACTCTCCTCTTCTGTTTGTGCCTTGTTGTATAGAGTCCAGAACATTGCGTAATAAGATAAATCAAATGGGAATGTCTTCATGTGTGCAGCTACTGCACCAGTATGTGCGTGGATCTTAAAGCCAACTTCTTTTACCTTGCGGAAGAAGATTATATCTTCACCTACAAAGTTTTCTTTACCAGCATATTCTTCTGTGTATAAACAATCATCCCCGAACTTAGCCCTAAGTGCAGGAATGATTGACTTATGTAGTAATACTAAGCCAAGCCCAGCAGAATCTACTTCAATGACTTGGTTCTCTGGCAATGGTAATACAGATTTGATCTGATACTTATGTGTGCCTTCCCAGAATAGAGCAGGGATTGGTACCGGCAAGGTACCAACAAGATCTTTCCAGATAAAATACACACCAGAAACTACTGGCCTAGCAATCTTATCTGCTGTATCCCATAAAGTTTTTAGAAGTTCTTTAGTTAGAACTACATCAGAATCAATGCACAGTAACCAATCGGTCTTAGCTTCATCAGCCCACTTATCAAATAGATCTTGGCGTTGTCGAACAAGCTGATTACCCTTGACTCGCATCAAAGAATTGATAGGAACACCAACAGATGGTGCCATTAACTGAGTATATGCAAGTCCTTCAGCAAACTTGCCATCCACCATTCCGTTGTCACACCATCCAATGGTGAGTGTTTCTTTATTACTGTGTGGCAACTGGTGACCTTTCATCTTGCATAATTTTAATTGCAAACTCTAAGCCATCTACTAATCCCATATTGTATTCGCTTGTTGGCTGCGGTTCAATAGATTTCAGCTTCTTTGTAAACTGATCTATGTAAAAATCTTTAAGCAACATTATCTAATCCTTTGATTGTTAGTCATGGATAAAGTGTGACACACCCTACTGACATACCCGTGGGCATTTCAAATCAATCGGCGTGTCTGTGCTAATGTTCTCCTACCTCGTAAGAGGTGGGGCAGAAACTTCAAGGCGACACTACACGGTGTAGCACCTAACCACCATAAGTTTTTTATGGGGGGTAGGGGGGCATTTCTTCTTGCTCTCCTGCCGGTGTAGTTTTTGGGCAACAAAAAAGAGGGGCCCCCGAAAGGGCCCCGTCTAGTTTGTAACGAAATGTTATTCGTCAGCATCCTCTGGATTTGTCCAAAGAGCTGCTTCTGTCTTCTGATTCTCAATCTTTTGAGATTGGAATGAAAGACCTGTTGCTGCCGCAATGAAGGCTAAGACAGCCCCCTGTGGCAAGCTTGGTACATAGACAGCAACAAGTGCCATCGCTGCCTGAATTATTCCAGCCCAAGCGGCTGGTGATTTCTTAAAGTTCATATCTTCTCCTCTTAAGGGCGAGCAACACCCATGATTAGGGAGTATGCCCGTTTCTTTAGGTAAACGCCATCTCCATTTGATTGACTTCCCTTAGTATCCCCGGAGGTATTTCCTTCGTAGACCATAAGGGTTTTCTTTCCATCGTTACTAGCACAGATCCCAACATGATCGGGTTGTGCATCATCATCGAATTGAAAGAAAACTATATCTCCTGCTTGTGCCTTACCAACTGGCACAGTCTTTCCATTTTTAACAAACCATTTAAGTCCTGCATCACAACCAGCAAAACCTTTCTTAGTAGAAGCTGCTACCTTTTCAGCTAGTCCAGCCTCTGAGAAGCACCACGAAACAAACATTGCACACCATGGTTGGTTATTCATTCCATACCATTTGCCATACTTTGTATCGTTATTGCCAGTCTCTTGATAACCAAGTTGAGACTTGGCTATGTCAATTACATTACTCATCGCTATCCTTTGGGTTTCTAATTGGGTAAGTTATAGACCAGACAAGGAGGGTTCCCCATATGGCTATGCCTACAATACGCTTTGCACTTCCATCTAATACTACCCATGCAATACCCATGCCAAGTAGTGTCCAAAGCTGATCCAACATATCTTTGAAAAAATTTTTCAAGGTTTTCTTCTCCTTACGCCTTTACTCTCTCTACCCGATGCGGCTCCGCCACCACCGGTAGATCCACCACCAGAGGGGGTTCTGGTAGTAGTTGATTGAGCCGCCATCCCGGCGGCTGTTACTGCTGCTTGTCCAGCAATAACTGAAGCAACAATAATTTTCTCTGATTCAGTTCTTTCTTCCTTACTCATATCAGCACCAATGTTTGATATGGCAAGCAAAACTTGTCCGGGATCACTAAAGATTGCAGAGATCAACTCTGCTGGGTTTTCTAAAACTATAAGAGCAGCAGCTACTTCAGCCGTGATAACAACTTCGTTACCATTGGCATCCTGCCTGACTTCAACGGGAGTATCTGGCGGTAGATCTGCATATGTAATGCCAGCCTCAGCCAATGCTGCTGCTGTTACATTTTCACCGGAGGCAATAGCCTCAGCAATTATGTTCTCTGCTATAGCCTGTCGCTCTTCCGGTGTTGAATTTTCTGTTGCTACCATTGGTGGTTCAGGTGCAATAACAGGGGGTTCGGGTTGAGAAGGTTTTGGGTCAAGCTCTGGCGCAGGTTCTGGGTCAGGTGCAGGTTCGGGAAGAGGCTGTGGTTCTGGCTGTGGATCAGGAGCAACAGGTAATGGAGGTTCTTCCACAGGTGCAGGATCTACAGGAACAGGAGCTACCTCTGGAGCTGGATCAACAGCCACCGGTGGCTCTACAGGAGCAGGTTCTACCGGTAATGAAGCTTCTGGTAGAGGCTCTGGAGCAGGTGGTTCAGGTAACTGCTCAGGAACTGGAGTTGGTACGGGCTGAGGTTCTGGAACTGGCTCTGGCCGTGGGATTGGTTGAGGTTCAGGAACGACCGCTACTGGCTGTGGTACCGGATCTGGTACAGGTTGAGGAGCAGGTTGAGGTTCTGGAACCGGGGTGGGTGTAGATGATGGTATGGGTGAAGGTTCTACTATCGGTGTTACTACTGGAGTGGGTGTTGGTGATGGTGTCGGTGTTGGACTTGGCTGCTCTGGAGTGGGGCTTGGTTGTGGGATTGGTGACTGGCTTACTACTGGGGTTACTGTTTGTGTTTCTGATGGAGAAAGACTCGGAGTAGGTGATGCAGTCACAGTTGCAGTCTCTGATGGACTTGGACTTGGTGTTGGGGTAGGTATTGGTGCTACACCACTATCATAAAATCTTCCGGGGCCTGAGTAGTTATCGCTAATGTAGGTAGTCCACTCACCACCAAAGCCACCTTCGCAAAACAATCTTGCTATATCACCCTTGCCATTGAAGTAAGAGTTGTCTGCATCCCAACCGATAGTTGCTGTGTGTGTTTCACCGGCAGGGTTACTGCAAATGATGGTTACATTTCTAACCATTAACTCTGGAGGGGTAGCATAAGCTGATTCAATAAACCAAAGAAAAGTTCCAAAAGTTAAAAATAATACTGCTAGTAGGCTTCTAACCTTTTTCTTATCCATACTTGTGAGCCGACTCCTAACAATTCAAGGTGGTCTTTCATTAGTGTGACGAATAGATCGATGGCTTGCTTAGGTTGTTGTCCAAGTGGCAACTCTCCGCCCCACTCATAATCATCAAAGGCCATAATCCCACCGGGTTTAAGGGCTTTCCAAGAAAGCATTGCATCTTTGTAAACAGCTTGAGCTGTGTGATCTCCATCAATATATATAAAATCGTAGATCTCTTTATCATCTGACTGCATTAAAAATTTATGACTATTCATTTTGCACTTGATGGCTCGTGAATGATCCATCATTTTCCAGTCATATGTCTTTTCTACATCAGAGAAATCCATAGAGTGGTGTGCTTCTTCATCAGATCCATGCCAAGTATCAACATCCGTAAGGATGGAAGACTTGTGGGTAAGTATGTTCTTCATCAACCATATGCTGGCATCACCAGTAAATGCACCTATTTGAAGAAAGTGCAAGTTCTCTTTATCTTTGAATTCTTGTAACAGATCAGTAAAATATTTTACTGCACATATAGCAAACCAGTTAGGGTAGCTACTTTCGTTTAGAGATGATGAGGTCATAGATTAAGTCTACCTTTACCTGAAGAGCATTGACCTGATCCTTGACACTCTGCCCCCCATTGGGGCGAAGCTCATACAGGAAATGCTTTACAAGCCATCTAACTGATGCAGCAAAGCTGCCTACTATTGTGGCTACGGCTACGGTTAAACCGGCCCACTCAAATGCTGACATCTATACAACCGTTCTCATAGTAATGGTAATGATGCCACCAAAGTTCTCATTGTTAGCAGATGGTGGTGTCGTTCTGGAAAATGAAATCTCTTCAATAACTGCATCGAAGTTTTCACCAGATGTAAAGTCCTGAACAAGGACTGTAGATCCAGCAGACTCAATAGACTCAAGAGCATTGAGACGATACTTAGCTCCACCTAATGTTCCGTAACGAGCATTACGGCGGTCTGACTCAAAGTCATAACACATCAATGGAAGCTGGATAAGACGAGAACGAGTCGGACTTGGAATAGCTTTGATTGCATATCCTTTTAGAATTGCACCGGTAGATAATGTGGTTGTATTCCTATACAAAGTAAAGGCTAACTGTCCATTTACTTGTGTAGTTGGATAAGCAGAAGATAAATCAAAGTCCGTATTGTATGCATTTGATGTTGTCAATGTAGTGATCTGGGTTCGACCTTCAATGGCATCGGCATATACTTCAATGTTTCCAGCAAGGGTTCCGGTCTCAACACGGACTCTCTTCCATGCTTTCTTTTCTAGAGTTCCCCAGTTTACTGTTGCAGTTGTAAGGGTTCCTTCAGATACTAATTGTGTAGCGTGTTGTAGCCATGTTCCACTTCCATACACAGAGAAAAATAACTGTGCAGAAGTTGGGAAGAAAGCAATAGAGTCAACTGCTCCAGTAGTTCCAGCAGCAATAACATCCGTGGCATATGGATAAGATCCATCATCTAGTAATGCACCAAGATAGATGCGATAGGTGCCAGAGGCACCACCAATTCCAGCCTTAACTCCAGCCCAGATATAAGAATCTCGAGCAGCAAAAGATGTTACTGGGTTGGTTGTATTAAAAATCAATGGGCCATAGACGATGGTTGCATCATCTGCAATGGCGGCTATACGAACACCACGGCTAGTTCCAATGGCAAGGAATGTTCCAAGGTATCCAAAGATTGCTTGTACTGTTTCACCACGAGGGATGTCTGCTACAGATACAGCAGCACCCAAGGCACCAGTTGTATCCGGGGTGATCTTAAAGATTGCTGACTTATCTCCAGCATATCCAGCGATGTAGATTGCTCCACGACCTTCAGCAATGCTAGACCAGATCCATCCAATAGGAACGGTGCTGGTATTAGCTACTGCTGTGATTGCAGAAAGGTTTGTTGCTGCTGCTCCAGTTCCCTTATTAGGAAACGGCAGTTCATATACAGCAGCAATAGGTGTAGTTCCAGTTACATAACTGACACCAGCCATTACTCTGTTCTTTACATACTTAAGAGATACATTTGTAGCATTAGCTGTATTTATTGAATAATGATTATGAAGAGAAGGGCTTGCTGCCGTCAAATCGTAATCATAAATGTTTGTTGCAGTAGCAAGATAGAGTGTAGTTCCATCTGTCTCTGCTGCAAGAATCTGTGTAGATAAAGCAGATCCAAGGATAAGTGTTGTTGCAGTTCCTGCTGCCGTTACTTTAGCAACTCGTATCGATGCACCGCTTGCTGCTGCACAATCAATATGTAATACATAATCTGTACCAGAGATGGTAGCTGGAAGAGCAATAACTTTGCCGGTAGAAGAAGTGGCTGCTGGATACAACTTACTCGTATCCTTTAGAAGACCAATCTGACCCGGAGTCCATGGGTCAATGCCTGTTCCAGTAAAGTATCTAAAGCGTAGTTGATCCACATTTCCAGACAAGGCTTCCTGATACTGAACACCTTCACCAAGGTGAAATGATGTCTGAGATCTAACCCAAAGACCAGAGTCAAGTGTCTGCTCACCCGGTTCACGGGCTTGGTCAATACGCTCATACTTCCATCGTGCAGTAGATCTGCGATATGGAGTAGTGTCATTGACATTCATAAGAAAAGGCAAGCCACCAATAGCCACATCAAAGGCGTAGGTGTTTGGATCGTAGTATTGAGAGCTTCGACCTGTGAGGTCGACAATGACTGTCTCCGTAATATCCGGAGATTTAGATGCCTTTAATACCACTAGGACTCCTTATGGGAAATTATGAAAGTTCTTACTTATGACATTGGGCGAGGACACTTTCTAAACTGCCCCTGTTTCAAACTATTCTGTTACTTCAACCCAAGAGGTTGTTGCTTCATCCCATGTATAACGCTTGCCATCTGTAGGATAAAAAACTGGTGGTTGCCAATCAAAGTTTGTATCTAATGACCAAGAAGAAAATGGTTGAGGTGTAATAAATACATCATTGATTGCATCATAAGTATAGTCAACTCCTGCATATTGTTTGCGGATGCTATTGTTGTATGATGTTTTTATCCAAGTACCACCAAGATTATCTATTAACCATTGGTAACCTTCATCATTATTTGGGTCATTGTTGTCGCCAACTACAACTCTAATAACTTTATTATTATTATCAATTTCTGCCCAATGACTCATGCTGCATACCTCACAATAACAATTCCAGAGCCGCCAGTTCTGCCAGCATAACCCGGGCCTGATGCTGCATACCCTGAACCTGCGCCACCACCTGTATTTGCTGTACCATTTTGATAGTAACCATCGTTAGTATCTGTTCCACCACGACCGCCACCGCCTGTTCCGCCTGTTCCGCCTGTGTTTCTGCCTTGACCTCCGCCACCACCAGCATAGTAATAATTACTGCTTGATAATTGACCTGTTCCAGTTGCAGCACCCATAGCGTTAATAAAATTAAATGGTCCTGCGGTACCACCTACTGTTGAGCCGTCAGTAGCACCTATGCCGCCGTTGCCGCCCGCGCCAAGGCTTCCGCTAGGTGCGGCTCCGCCAGCACCTCCACCGCCACCACCTGAACGCGATACACCGCCTCCAGTATCTTGGTAACCATTACTTCCTGCGTTACCTTGACCTGATGTTCCACTTGTTGGCTGTCCATCTGGATTGTAAGCACCACCGCCACCTGAACCTCCACCAGAACCAGCGTTAATATAAGCCGCGCCTGTGTAGCCGCCTCCGTATGCTCCGCCAATAGCGGTTGTACGGGAAGTAAATGTTGTGCTTATTCCATTTGTCGGATAACTTGATGTACCATCTCCAGCCGTTCCGCCACCGCCAATTACAATGTTGTAAGTACCTGCTGTTAAAGCATTTCCAGTATAACCAACAAGTCCACCAGCACCAGCACCACCACCAGCACCAATAGACCCACCACCGCCAGCAACAATTAACAAGTCAGCGGTAAGCGTTCCACCCGTTACAACAAGCGAGCCATTACCTGTAAAGACTCTATAATTGTATCCTCCAGAAGTATAAAGAGTTCCCCCTGTTACTGTAACAGAAGATCCATAAGTTCTTAGACCGCCTAAACCTCTAGCCGAGGCTCCTGCTAATGTACTGATAAGTGGCATTTTTAGATCTCCTTATTAGGCAAACTTAGTTTGTGTCTCAAGAACTGTAAATGTTGCTGATGCTGTTTTAACAATAGTAAATGAATACGCATCAACAGATGATGCATTACCAGCCGAAATTGCTGCTGGAACTTTTGGGGTTACAGCAGTTCCATCAATCTGAATAACATTGGGATAGTAAGCAGTAGTTCCATTGGTATTCATCCATACTACAGTAAGTGAATCACCTGTGTTCATAAAGGTATTCAATGAAACAGTAGCTGAATATCTAATGTTTAGAGTGTGGTTTGCTGTTGCATTTGTGGTGTAATACCAAATTGAAGCAGTTCCCACATTTAAGTTGATTGTGCCAGTTGCAGCAGAAGCCACAACATTCACATTTTCGTTCAAACCTCTAACCCTGTTATCGGTAATTGTTCCAGTTGCAACATTAGATGAGTTAAGACCAACATTGCTTCCTGTATTTATTGTAGGGCTTGTAAGGGTTTTATTAGTAAGAGTATCCGTTGTTGCTTTACCAACAAGAGGGTATCCACCTGCTAGTGATCCATCGTGTACTACTACTGTGTTTTTGTCGGTATCAACTGTTAGCTCAGCAAGTAACCCAGTAAAGGTAGAATGCTGGGAAGTTGTACCCCTACGGCGTTGAAATGCAAAACTCATACGATTGTTCCCCAATCTGCGAGGCTACTCCAAGAAGCAGCCGTACCATTTGTTGTTAGAAATTTACCACTATTGCCAGTCTGCGAAGGTATATACCCTGCTGCTGTAGTGGCACTAGCAGCAGCCGATGTAGCTGATGTGGCTGCCGAAGATGCGGATGTTGAAGCTGACGATGCAGAAGATGCTGCCGAGGTGGCAGATGTTGCTGCATTCGTTGCTGAAGTTGCAGCAGCAGATGCACTTGATGCAGCAGATGTGGCACTTGTGGCCGCATTTGTAGCAGAAGTTGCAGATGCTGTTGCACTAGTAGATGCTGAAGTCGCACTTGTAGCTGCACTAGTTGCACTAGTAGATGCATTAGTGGCAGAAGTAGCAGAATTTGTTGCACTCGTTGCTGCTGATGTAGCAGAAGTAGAAGCACTAGTTGCACTAGTGGCTGCTGATGCAGCCGAGGTAGAAGCACTTGCTGCTGATGAAGCACTAGTTTCCGCACTTGTAGCACTAGTGGCTGCACTCGTGGCTGAGGTTGCAGCATTAGTAGCACTAGTTGCCGCAGCAGAGGCAACTGTTGCAATGTTTATATAAGTAGTTGAAGTTGTATCAGCATCTACAACAGATCCCATATCACGGACAAGTCCGGATCCAGTCAACCCAGTTACAGATGAATAACTAGATGCAGCAGAAGTAGCTGATGTTGCAGCACTTGTGGCTGAAGTAGATGCCGATGATGCTGAAGTAGCGGCTGAAGTAGCACTAGTAGATGCAGAACTTGCTGATGTAGAAGCACTCGATGCTGAGGCAGCAGCAGAGGTAGCAGATGTAGCAGCAGATGTAGTAGATCCAAAGAGAGTATCTACATAAGTTTTATTGACAGCATCTGTGGATGCAGTAGGTGTTCCAAGGGATGTAATTTTATTAGTACCCATTGATAAGGCACCGGTCATAGAGTCGCCAGCTTTGGCAACCTTAGTTCCAATGGATGTAGCCACGGTAGTTGAGAATGATGCATCGTTGCCAAGGGCTGTTGCTAACTCATTAAGAGTATCAAGTGCTGCCGGAGCAGAGGCAACCACATTGGCTACTGCTGTATCTACATAAGACTTAGTTGCTGCATCTGTATTAGCAGATGGGGTTCCAAGACCTGTGATCTTGTATGTTCCAGCAGCTAGATCAGAACCTAAGGTTCCAGATGTAATAGTCTTAGATGTAAGAGTTGATGCAACGCCATCAAGGGTTACTGTGCCAGTTGCATTAGGAAGAGTAATTGTTCGATCTGCTGTTGGATCAACTACTGTAAGCGTAGTCTCAAATGTATCATTAGTTGCACCTTCAAAGTCAATTCCACTTGAAGCAATAATTGCACCAGAGATAATTTTATTTGTAAGGGTTTGTGAGTCAGATGTTCCGACTACATCACCAGTTACACCGTGAACACCCGTTGTGGTAGGTGAAGCAACAGATCCAACATGGGCAGAGAATTCATTAAAGTCTTGACCAGAAACCACATGGCGAACCGTAGCTCCAGCAGAGTGAGCAACATTTGTAGTGTTATCTTCTCCACGAGCAACAGTAAGAGTAGTTCCGCCACCGGATGCAGTTACTTTTACAAGTTCTTCTTTGTTAGTATCTGGATCAATAACAAGTGTGTATGGATAATTGCTAGGAAAACCTGTTACCAAGTCAAGGGTGATAGATGTAACAACGCTATCGATACCTGTTGATAGCGATGCTTGTTTTGCAGTAGAGGCGTAATATCTTTTCTGGGCCATTGGTTACCTCGTGTAATGTAGTCGTGGTGGGTATAGATCTCGGAGATTTGCTGCTTCTTGTTGCAAGCGTTGCTGGTATAGACCAAGGTAGAAACGAGCAACAGATGAACCAGAACCAATAGGTTTTGATTGATCTAACATATCCGCTTCTACTGATTGTGCAGGAACTCGTGCAGCATCGATTCCAACAATTAGACGGGCAATAGCTCCATAAGTAATTAGATCAACTGTAGTAGCTGGTAATCCAGTAACAGTTTCAAATATGTCTGTTCCGCTAGATAGAACCGTAGGTGCTTTTGCATAAATAACTTGAACTGTTCTTCCGGGATCTATGCCATCAAAAATGTTAATTGATTTGCCATAAGCAAATGAAGTCGTATTAGCTGTTTTGTCTGTGTCATATCTACGGACATTGAGCCACTCCTTGGTTGAACCAAGGGTCTTCCACTTAACATTGAGAACATAGTCAACGGCTGCCGGTAATTGGTAAGTAGTCACGGCTGAGTTAAAGGAGAATGTGTATGTGCCTACCCCAAAGAGGTTTGGGTAGACCCCTTGAATAGTGTCATTGATGGCCTGTTTGACCATGAATCGTGGGTAGGTAGGTGCAATCACAACCTTGGTCTCGTTGGCTGCTGTAGCGGCTGTGGTGCCTCTAAATGCCCTACCCCACGGGGCTAGGTAAACCTGCTTGGTGAGGTTGTCTGTACGGTCTACATACATAAGCTCATCGCCTACCTCAATAAGACCTCGACCCATCTGGGCGGTCTCATTGACCACAAAATCTGTGGCTGTGGTGGTGGCAATGCCACCAGTCTGATTAACCCATGTGGCTGTTTCCTGCTGGGATCCATAGTTCTGGATCTGGCCAAGGACTCGTTCTACTAGGGCATTAAATGTAGTTGTCATGAAGTCCTCGCTCTTAGGGCTGCGGCAGCAGCCTTATCAGTAGTACCACCAAGTTGATTACAAACACCACGAAGGTCTTTGTAGGCAGATCTAGAGTTTCCGGCTTTAGCATTTAAGGCACCAACAACACTAAGTCCTGTGGTTCCAGCAAAAGTGTTTGCAGCCTGAGCTGCACCAACATATGACTGAATAGCAGGATAGGTGCCACCATTGGCAAGACGATTAAGTTCTGCTTGAAGTGTGCTTCCATTGGTACCAAGTGCCATTACTTAGCCTTTCTCTTTGCTGCTGCGTTATCTACAAGATTTGGATAAGGTCTTCCGGCTTTCTTAGCAGAAGCTTTAGCCTTTGATTTCTGTGCAGGAGTTAATGGGGTAGATTTTTTATTAGGATTCTTTGTATCCCAGAATGCTTTCTTTTTCATTTTTTACCCTTGTTTCTTTTAGATATTGCTGCTGCTTTCTTTTTAGCATCAGCCTTTGACGATGCACCCCATGCTTGAAGTGATAAAAGTAAACGAGTTGGTTCACCATTAGGCTTGCGTTCTGGGCCGGGGTTACCACCTGCACGAGCAAGGTAACTTGCTCTGCGTGGGTTATCACCAGATTTAACCGGAGCCTTTAAGTTCATTCCTTGTGCTTTAGCAGAGGCACGACCTTTAGCGTTGAGACCACCCTTAGGGTTCTTGCCCTCTTTGCGTTGCCACGCTGGAGTCTTTGCCATTTACTTCTTCTTACCCATTTTCTTATTAGACATCTTTGCCTCAGATAATGCAATAGCAACTGCTTGCTTTTTATTAGTTACTACTGGGCCCTTTTTAGAACCTGAGTGAAGGGTGCCGGTCTTAAACTCGTGCATTACCTTCTGAACTTTCTTTGAAGCTTTAGAAGGTTTTTTCATTACTTCTTCTTGCCCATTTTCTTCATTGAAGAATTCTTCATCATTTTCTTACCCATCATGTGCATACCTGACTTCATCTCTTTGGCTTTCTCGCCTTTTGATTCACCAGATTTTAATTCTTTAGCCTTCATAGATTTAGATTCTGTTTTTTCGTATGCTGCATACGCTGCCTTCTTTGATACTTTTTTTGCTGCTGCCATTTTATTCTCCCTTTGTGTGATTACTTTGACTTTCCCACCGGTGTTTATATCAAACGAGATGGAAATCTCTATTGCTTTGCGAGCCTCATTGGCTGCTGTTCTTGTATTCGTTGGAGATAGTGTGGCTCTGGCTAATGCACCAAGTGCATACGAGCTACCGGATCCAACTCCGTAGATACCACGATCATCTCTTACCCAAGAAAAGTCATTATCAATTTGATAAATCTTTCCTCGAAGGCAAATCAATGCATCAAAACCTGAACCATCTTTGAGATCATTATCAGCGTTGCGTGGCGATGGATCGTATCCATAATCGACATAAGCTCGTTTAAGTGATGGCAGTAAATCTGTCATCATAAATTTATCTAAGTTCACACCTCGTGGAATCTTAGGAGCATTCCAACTGTGTAGGGCTATATCCCCGGCGATTGCATCGCCAGCAAAGGCAAATACATACTCGCCTTTTTCTACTACCTTCTCCATACCAGAGGCTATGAACTTCTGATCTCCACCAACTATCAAAGAATCTGCTGCAATTAAACCCCAACCTTTACCTTGGATTCCGATAATAGTTGTCATGCTTATTCCTTAAATGAGTTAGTAGTTGAGTCGAATGCCTTACCGGCAATGTTACTTAACTCAACAGCTCCACGAATGTCCTTCATGTTAGTTGTTGCTGGTTCTATGCCTTGGTCTATCGCTGACTTGTAGGCATTTAATTCTGCATCCCATTTCTTCTGAGACATCTGCTTTGAGCTACCGGCATCACCAACGGATAGTTGTAATCCCGATGCTCTGAGGCAATCTCCCCAATTTTCATGATCTTGAGTAGGGCATCCAGTTCTGCAACTCATCAGACAACCTGTACTAAAAATCCATCATGTGCAGAATTGGATGCTGTATCTGCTTCTGCTTGTGTCTTAATAACAAAACCCTGCCCAACAAGAATATCCTTTATTGTTTCGCTAACAATATGATTGCGACCACCAAGGAACACATAATCAGCAGCAGCCATTTCATCCTCCGATATTGCACGAGCTAAGGATAAAACACCGTCTTTAATAACGACTGCTTCGCCACGCTGAGAAACAACTCTACGCCACCACCTGTCTTTGGATGGAAATCCTTCCATCACCTGTGGTGTATAAAAAGTGTATTTTGCCATTTCTCCCCTTTAGTAGAGAGGGGGCAGGTTGCCCCACCCCCTCAACTAATTAGCTCCTATTAGAGAGCTGAACCGCCTGTTTCCAAGCGAACTACTGATGCATCGCGGAAGATGCCCCAGCCGCCGAAGTACTTCCAGCCAAGGGCTGTCTTACGGCGTAGGTAGTCAATCTGAGGAGCTATGACAGTTTGTACATCATAAACATTTGCCTCAAGAAGAGCTTCCTTACCAACTGCGATTGCCTTGTAGACAGAAGCAGATGATGCACCTTCAGTTGTGACAGGTACACGAGATGTCTGAACAACTTGGAATCCTTCAAGAACACCAATGGTGCCTGTAAGAAGGTTGCCAACATTTTCAGTTGTGTATTTGTGGATGTCCACAAATCCGCCTGTACCAGTCTCTGCCCGAAGGTCATAAGCTTGGCGTGGGTGGATGAACAATGTGTAGAGATCTCCAACGCGAGGTTGTGAGTTGGCCTCTAGAAGTGCTGTCTGTGCCTTGCGAAGCATAGCTGTCGATATGACATCTGTTGCTGTCAAGGTAGCAGTTGTTGTACGGCTTCCGCCGTACTTAACTACAGTTCCACCGATTAGGGCAGAAGCGACAAGTTGATCCAATGTATCTGCTGCGTTGTAAGCAATCGCATCAGCAATCATGGTGTCGATAGAAGAGAATGAAGCCATGTTGACCTTCTCTGTCTGCTCAACAGCATTACCGTATTCAGTAACTGTGACTGAAATCTGTGATGGGTTTGCTAATGCAACAGGGGTTACATCAGATGTTTCTGTTAAAGCTGTGGTTGCTGCTGACAAGTTTGCATATAGTGCGAACTTGAGAGTAGTTCCCGGGTTGGTTAGAGATACTGGTCGTAGATCAGCAACTGAACGCATGACAGGTAGGGAGCGGAGTGCAGCTCTTACATATGTGTCATATGCATTGACTACTAAGTTGCCAACACCAGAGATTTGAGTGGTTGCCATTTAAGGTAACCGCCTTTCTGAGTTAGTACCCAGCCTTACCAAGATCTGCAAATAACGCCTTCAATGCATCTGGCCCCTTAGTAGCGGCCTCATCCATCTGGGCTTGAATCATCTGTTCACGATCGGCACTAATGCCGCCATCAATAGTTGATTGAGCTTTCTTGTAGTTCTCTGCAAAACCTTCAGGTAAACCTGAGTTAGGTTGGTTGGATGGCACACCAAATACATCACCGTATTCTGTGAGCCATGACGACAACGAATCCTCCGTGAGGTCGATGTCCTGCGGAATGAAAGCCGAAATCTTCGGGTTCACTCCTCGAGCCGTGAGGACTTCTGAAATAGTCCGGTCTCTTTTATCTTTACGCAAACTTAAAAGCTCTTCCTGAATTTCTTTCAGTTGCTTTTCTTTTGCCTTATTGGCCTTGCGTAGTTGACCGAGAACATCATTCGATTCCGTATCGAAATCATCCTCATCGTCTTCGTAATTGGACATTTGTCCTACTCCCTTTTCTATGTTAGTCGCTGGCCACAATGCAATCGGGGATGTGCATCGGCTCCAACTTCCGGTCTTATACTCATCTCAAGTTCCGGCGATTCAAGAGACGGAGTGGGTGTTCAGGTCTTGAACCTGAATGACTGCCAGTCACCCTATTTATTAAATTATGCCTAAGGTCTTTGTTCCAAGTGCTGAACGACCGATAGCACTTGTACCACCAAAGGCTGCTGCACCAGTTGCCTGAATACGAGCTGCCTTCAACTGTGCTGCTACATCTCCACCAAACTCAGCAGAGATTGCTTCTTGGGCCCCATAATTTTCGCCATAGATCTGTGCCAATGCACCAGTAGTTTGAAGATCTTTTTGAACCTTTGAATAGGCTTGGCGTTGTTGACCATAAGTCAAGTTACCTGCACCATATTGCTGACCAATGTTAGCTTGTTCTTTACTTAGCCCTGAAATAAGGGCTGCTGCTGTATTCATATTCTTACCAGCAATAGATTCAAGGATTGGTTGACCCTTGGTTGGATCAGCAAAGTATGCTGTCAAAGCTTCATCGCCAATACCGTATAGGTCTTTAAGTTGACCACGAATACCCGGATCTGTTGACTTAACAAAGTCGCTATAGGCTTGCATTGTATTAGCAACATCTGTCACATTGTAATTGTTCTTTAAGAATGTTTGGAAATCTGCTGTCTGGTCATAGAAACCTTTTGGAGCATTATATGCTTGCATTGTCTTCTGGTACTCATCTTCCATACCAACAATGGTCTTCTCATCTAATGCCTTAAATCCATTGGCTAAACGATCTTCATTGACTTTACCAAAGCGATCATAGTAAGACTTGGTATTGATAAGTGCTAAATAGAATCCTTCTGATGAAGTAGGGATTTCGTCAAATGCTTTACCAAATCTATCTTTACCTGTGCCATTATAGATGTTAACAATTTCTTGTCCAAGCTCTGCCATACCTGCTTGGGCAAAGCGTTCTTTGGTAATCTCAAATGCTGATTTACGCTGGGCGTTAAGGGCATCAGTTTTGGCTTGGTTCTGTTGATCCTGAAGTTGCTTGAGAAGAGCTGCATTATTGTCAGCCATCATCTTATTTATTTGATCTGTAGTAAGACCGGGTTGGGATTTAGTTCCTGTAATCTCAGATGTTCCATCTGAATAAAATGTTGTAAATGTTCCATCACCATTAGCAGCAATTCTAGTTACGGTTTTACCTGTTGATGTTTTGGTTCCAGTAATTTCAGTAGTGCCATCGCTATATGTAACAGTAAATGTTCCATCACCATTAGGAACGGTTGATACTGTAGTTTTACCACTAGCAGCAGATCCAGCAGTTGGAACATATTCACCAGTTGTTGGATCTAACTTAAATGGGGCTGTTGGATTTACAGCAGTTCCAGATTCATCTACATATCCAGTAGCAGTACGAGTTGAACCTACTGGAATTGGCCCAGTAAACATTCCATTGGCTGGGTTTCCTTGAGTAAGACCAGTTGGAGTTCCAGAAGCTTCAGCAACACCGGCAGCAGTAGATGTATCTACAGTTTTTCCAACACCTTGATCCCCAGCTACTGGAGTTTTAGCAGGGATTGCTACAGATGAACCATTAAAGATTGCTGTTTGACCGGCTTCAACACGAGCTGCAATGGTGGCATTGCGTGGGTCAGCAAGAATTGCTGAGACTGTAGTTCCGTTTGCCTTAGCAATACCGGAAAGCGTATCTCCAGATTTTACTGGAACTTTAGCTGTTTGTGCCATTACCCGATTACTCCGAATCTGCTAAATACATCTAGCGTTTTTGAATCTAAGTTTTGTCTAGCGTTAGATGTATATTGCCAACGACTATCCTTGTATAAATTTTGTTCAAACTCCCACAACGGTGTTACTTCTGTGCTTGTCTTATCTCCTACTGTTGTAGTTTTGCCCATCATTGCCTTACGAATAGTTGGATCCTCAAGATCCAATGACCCTTCAGGAATCTCAAGGATTCTTTGAACTGCTCCGATATAAGGACTTGCGATAGATAGAACTGACTCACCATTCATAATGCGATCTTTGAATGCTGGGAATAGTTTTACTGCTTCATTGCGAAGGTTCTCATCAATAGCCTCAGTAGATGTATCACCTAGATAAGCCATCTGACCAAGGTTTGCAGCAGACTCAGCAGTAAGGCTTAGACCGTATTGCTTATACTTTGTCTTAACCATTGTGATGTTAGAAGCAATAGCCATCTGGACATCTGGTTGTGCAAGGTATTGTGGGCTG